TCTGCTCTGAGGCCTTTCACACCGGCCATCTTTATCTTAGTTTCGTATTTTACTTCACCTGGCTTAAAACTTAACCACTCTTCTGTCCCTCCATCAAGAAGGTAACCCAACCCGCCCACCGTGACAGGTGTAGATAAGAGTTTGATGGTTTCTAGTTGACTAAGTCCGTTGCCTCGTGATATATCTTGGATCATTAGTTTCTCAATCCTTGAGGCATCACCTCCTCTTGAAACTAACTTATTCCAGGATTTGAGTTGATCTCCCGCGCGTAAAAGCCCCCCGGTGGATCCACACTCCCTGGATTTCTCCAAATTATTGTATTTATTCCTCGAATTAAGTATCCCGACACCTCCCCATCCTCTGAGACCTGTCGTAGATATTCATCTCTTATATTATCAACAAAGAATTTACCTGGATTAATTTCGAAATTCATTATATCGTAAGCTATCGTTAAAGCGGCTGCATAACCTGCACTCGTAACTAATACTTTATCGTCATCACCTTGACCAATTAGCTCTACTACACCAGATGGAATATGATGATTTACATTATTCAATAAAACTCTAGCACAATGTATCTCCCCTAAGTTAAAGACAGTGTCTATCAATGCCGTCCACCTCCAGCCTGATAATACTCCCTTCTCTGCTATTAACTTTTCATTATCTATCATCACTACACCTGGTAATTTGTACATCCCCTGACTTATGCTATCCATAACCCAAAGTAAATCGTCCTTTACCTTTCCTGGAGGCATGTACTTATCTATAAAATTTTCTGTAACAATACAAAAGCGTTCAATCATCCTCATATTTTGTTGCCAATCAAAGTGCGATTGATCCAAAGGTATCTTAATTGTATTCTTGTCTTTCGCTTGTATTCCCATATTTGTCCACATATCAAACATCTGTGTCTCATCGTAATATAGTGTGGTTTCTGGATGCTTAGCCAAAGCTTTTTCTAGGAATTGAGAAACGTAATCCATACGTAAAAACATCTCTACTGCTGAGTTTACTACAGCTCTTACTTTCCCTGGTTCCGCTTTTGGTATTGCTACATTGTATTGTGCTAATTCTTTTGGATCTTTTGTAGTTAATATATGTACTACTTCTTCTTTCGATAATGCAAGTCCTGTCCTACTTTTAGTCTTCTTTGCTTTCTTATATTTTCCAGTCTTTACATCAAGTGCATAAACAGCGTGATTGTGATGGTCAAAATTACTCATACTTGATCCTGAACTCATCCATATACTTGGATCACTCGCATACTCATCTATTGTTAATGCATTATCTATTCCTTTCTTTACTGAGGGTGCCTTTTCATAAAATTCTTTCATTCCTTGACTCAACGTATCTAGAAAGTACTCTTCACTCATGGCTCCAGTTTCTGGATCAGGCATCTCATGCATTTTGTCTCCCGTTACCCAATCTACAATATCTGGCTTAAATACTGACATTTCTGGTATCTCTAAATATCCACCTAGATTTTCCCAGTTTACCA